CGCGCCACCGGCGATGTCACCGAGGCCCAAGACCTGCTCGGCATCGCGCTCGACATCTCCGCAGCCACCGGCAAAGATCTCAACACCGTCAGCGAAGCCTTAGCGAAGGCATACCAGGGCGAAACATCCAGCCTGAAACGCCTCGACCCAAGCCTCACCGCGGTCATCAAGAGCGGAGCAGACTTCAACGAGATCGGCGAGAAACTGGCCGAGACGTTTGGCGGTGCAGCTGCAGACGCTGCCGACACTGCTGAGGGTCGTTTCAAGCGGATGCAGATCCAGATCGACAACGCCCAGGAGTCGATTGGCTACGCGCTGCTGCCCATCCTCGAGAAGCTGATACCCGTCCTCGAGTCCGCTGCCACGTTTGTCGGAGACAACACGGAGCTTTTCATCGGGCTCGGCGCAGCAATCGCAGCAGTGTCCGCGATCGTCATCGCCTACAACGCAGCTCTCAAAGTGAAGGCGGTCGTGACAGGTGTCGCCACGGTCGCTCAGAAGCTGTTCAACAAGGCGATGAAAGCCAGCCCGATCTTCACGATCGCGACCATCATCGCGCTCGTCGTCGTCGCGCTCATCAAACTCAACAAGCGTTTCGGCCTGCTCGAAAAGATCATGATGGCCGTCAACTACGTCATGGACAAAGTGAGCGACGCTGTGAGCTGGCTCGCCGGCAAGTTCATCGACTTCATCAACACGCTCATCGACGTAGCCAACAAGATCCCGTTTGTGTCAATCGACAAACTTACAAACACGTTTGAGGAGCAGGCCAAAGTCGTCACCGACGAGCTGACACCCGCGATCGAAGGATACGGCGAAGCAGAGCTCGAGGTCGCCAAAGACATCGCCGACGCTGCCTACGAGCAGTCCCTCGCGAATATCGAATACGAGACCGCGAAGAAAGTCATGGACGAGCTGCACCCCAGCATCGAAGACATCGAAGCAGCGATAGCCAAAACGAACAAGGACATGGAAGCGCACCACGAGGTGCAGAAGTTCATCTCTGACATGAACCGCGACCTCATCGACGAGTTCGACCTGCTGTTCACCACGTTCGACAACGAAAAAGCCGTCAACGACTTCACAGACGCGCTCGCCGAAGCTGCCGGCATCACCGCAGAGTTCGGCGAAGACTCCCGCGAAGCCGCCGAAGCGAACCAGCAGGTCTACCGCGAACTCGCCAACGTCATCGAACAGCTCGGCAACATCCCAGCCACCACCCAAGCACAAATGCTGCTCGACATCGAACGCGGCGAACTCGACCGCGTGATGCAAGACATCGCCGTCTTTCAACACATGGCAGACACCGCCGTCACCATGCTCACCTCGAGCGAGATCGCGGCAGCTGCCGGCATGGTCAGCGGCGGCAACTTCGCACCGTCCACACTCGCGCAGCCTGTGTCTAGCGTGCAGATCGGCGGCACCCGTTCAGCTGACAAAGCAGGCGCCAACATCACCGTCAACGCCGGCGTCGGAGATCCAGGCGCGATCGGCCAGACCGTCGTCGAAAGCATCACCGCCTACGAACGACGCAACGGGGCAGGCTGGCGGTCGTCGTAATGCTGCCAGCCGACACACGCGTCTACGCCTACTTCGACGTACCCACCACGCCCGTCTTCACACTCAACGACGCCACGGCCGGCCAACTCGACAACACCACCTACGTCCTCGCCGGCGACATTGAGCAAGACATCACCGCCGATGTCATCTCGGTCACCACAACTCGAGGCCGATCCCGTTGGCTCGACGAAATGACCGTAGGCACCGCCAGCGTCGTCGTCCGCAACCGCGACCGCGACTACGACCCCACCGGCACCGGCGCATACGCCAACAACATCGTCCCAGGCAAACGCATCCGCATCGACGTAGGCGGCGAACCAATCTTCAACGGCTTCGTCGACGACTGGGATCTCAACTACCCGCTCAACGGCGACGCCACCGCCGTCTGCATCATCAGCGACACCCTCGCACGCCTCGGCCGCACCATCATCGACCCATACACCACCACCTCCGAGCTGTCAGGCGCCCGCATCAACGACATACTCGACCAGCCAGAGGTCAACTTCCCAGGCGCACAACGCGACATCGACGCCGGCCTCACCACACTCCAAGCCGACACGATCGGCGCCGGCCAAGACGCGCTCTCATACTTGCAGATCGTCGCCACCACCGAAGCCGGCCGGCTGTTCGCAGCACGTGACGGCACCCTGACGTTCAGGCAACGATCAGCGCCGACACAGACCGCCCAGGTCGAGTTCCGTGACGACGGCACCGGCGTGCCGTTCGAGGCCGTCGAAACAGCCGTCGGTTCGGAGCTGTTGTACAACCGTGCCGAAGTGACACCGCTCGGCGGCAGCCTCATCACAGCTGATAACACAGAGTCGCAGAGCCTCTACGGCATCCGCACAGTGTCCAAGCCAGACCTGCTGTTCGAGAACACGGTCGACGCCGAGTCATTCGCCGAATATCTGGTCAACAAGTACGGCACACCAGAGCTGCGTATCGCATCGCTCACCGTGAGCTTCGCAGCTCTCAACGACACACAAGCCGTGCAGACCGCCACCATCGAGATCGGCAACGTCATCCGCGTCAGGTTTCAGCCGCCAGGAGGAGGCGACCCAATCGACCAGTACGGCATCGTGGAAGGGATACAGCACCTAGTTCTTGCCGATAGTCATCGTGTAAGGTTCCAGATGTCATCACTACAAGAGCTTCCATTCACGCTCGACGACACCGTTCTCGGCGTACTCGACGGTGAAGCGGTGCTCACCTACTAGGAGAACCACATGGGCTCAGGTTTCAAGGACTGGTCACCAGGCGACGTACTCACCGCAGCCGACGTTGACGGCTACCTCATGCGGCAGACCGTGATGACGTTCGCCGACGCATCTGCACGCGATACCGCACTCTCAGGCGTACTCGACGAAGGCATGGTCGCCTATCTCGAGGACAGCAACGCGATCACCGTGTACAACGGCAGCGCCTGGGTTAGCGTTATCGACTCAGACGTTCTCACAGTTGACACATCCAACAACCGCGTCGGCGTCAATGACAGCACACCGTCCTACGCTCTCGATGTCACTGGTGACATCAACGCCACAGGTGACTTGCGTATCGGCGGCACCGCCATCGGTGATCCTGTTTCGTTTACGCCTACCTTCACTTCGGGTGTCACAGTAGGCAACGGCACAGTCGATGCTTACTACTGGCAGGTGAACAATCTCGTCTTTTGGCGAATGCAGTTTGAGTTAGGTTCGACGTCAGCCATTACCGGCCCCGTCATTATTGAGTACCCTGTGGCGTCGATTGGCACACATGTGAACGCGATCGGCGGCAGCGTGTTTTTTGATGACGCCAACAGCACGGACTTTTACGGATTTTTGTATCGCAACAACTCAGCACAGGCCCGCGTTGTCGTTGGTGACACTTCCAGCACCTACCTAATCTGGGCCAATCTGTCGTCGACTGTGCCGTTCACTTGGGCAACCGGCGACAAACTTGTGATCGAAGATTGGTACTCGGTGCAATGATTGTCATGGTCATCATCCTCGCTGCGATCGCGGTGGGGGCCATTGTTTCGATAGTGGAGAACTAGAACATGAACCTCACGAACCCACCGAAGGCACTGATCGCTATGGTCGCCATGATCGTCATCGCCGTGCTCATGGTCGCCGACTCGATCGCGAACGAGGCCGGTACTGGCATGCTCGGCACGATCGTCGGTTACGCGGTCGGCAACGGCATCGCTGCCAAAGGTGGCAAAGATGTCCAGCCGATCATCGGCAAGAAAGCCGACCAGTGAAGTACCACAACTGGCATCGAGACACGCCAGCTGCACCGTTCATTACCTGCTCCCCGAACCTGCAGCAGATCCGCAGATACGCCGAGAAGACCTGGGGCTTCTGGTATTTAGGTTGCTACGTCAAACGCCCGATCCGCGGAGGCACACGCTGGAGCTCGCACGCGTTCGGCGCCGGCCTTGACCTGTCGTACCGTGCCACCGAGGACCACACAAACACACCAACGCGAGAAGCGGTCGAAACTGTGATTATCCCGTGGCTCGAGGAGAACGCCGAGCTGATCGGCATCCAACGCATCCATGACTACTGGGCTCGCCGTTACTGGCAGGTCGGCAAGGGCTGGATCAACCGCCCTCCAGGAGGCAAGAACGATCACATCCACCTCGAGGTGAACACCGAGACCTGGCATTGGGACACCTCGATCGAAGACCGCCTGACTAGCGGCCCACCTGCAGCTGCAGCCGCGAGTCCGACCTTCACTGCAGCTCAGGTGCCGCCGTACCCAGGCAACAGCACTCGCCGAGGCTCGAAGGCGAAGGCCCGCGTCAAGCAGATCCAGCAACGCCTCGCCGACAAGGGCTACAAGATCGGACCTGTCGACGGCATGTTCGGACCGATCACCGACGCAGCTGTGCGCGCTTTCCAAAAAGACGTCGGCGAGTACGTCGACGGCATTGTCGGACCGAAGACCTGGGCGGCACTGTTCGGGTGATAGTTGCATGATGTAACACCTCGGTGGCATGATGGGGCTCCCACAACAACTACGGAGGTTCCCCATGATCCGTCTAGTGCTTCTAGGCATCGCCACAGCCGGCCTGCTCGTGCCGGCTTATTTTGATAATCCAGAGAACTACGAGCACGACGCCCTGCTACCCACGACCACGGCCGCAGCTGTAACCAGCACGACCGGCGCCGTTGTTGTGGGAACCTCCACGGCGCCGCAGGCGAACCCCACCACTTCCATTGCTGTCACAGCGACGACACGGCTGCCGTCGACAGTACCGACCACCAGCATCGCCATACCTCCCGATGCCAAGTGCTCGGAGTGGTGGGGCTTCGCTGCCATCTACTTCGAGCCCGACGAGCTCGAGATCGTCGACCGCATCATGTGGCAAGAGTCCCGATGCCAACCCGACGCGATCAGCCCCACCAACGACTACGGCCTGATGCAGATCAACTGGGCGGTCTGGGGAGACACGATCAACTCGCAAGGCTTCAGCCGCGACGATCTTCTCGACCCATCGGTCAACATGATGTGGGCCTTCTTGATCGCCCACGAAGCCGAACGCATCGGCTGGTGCAC